ACAGCAATAGCATATATAGGAAAAAGACAAGCAGAATATCCAACAATAATAAATCAATTAGATGACCTATATCATAATGGAATAGATGGTTGGAAAAAGACTATTAAAGCAATTAAAGATAAATACCCAAAGGAGTAGAGCATGGCATTAAGTAAAATATTAAACGCTAGTGTAACAGATAGTACACTGACAACAACTAAGCTAGCAACTCCTAACTTGGGTAGACGTAATATTATTATTAATGGTGCAATGCAATGTTGGCAAAGAGCAACCTCAGCCTCTGCAATAGGTTATACTTCTGTTGATAGGTGGTCTTATTATGCCCCATCAAGTTTAGCTATATCAAGGTCAACAGACGTACCTACTGGTTTTCAGTATGCTACTTCAGTAGGTGGTGGTGGAGACTCGAGTGGTCTTACACAAAAAATAGAAGCATCTACTTGTAAACAATTAGTTGGAGCAACAATAACTGTTAGTTTTTATTTAAAACAAACAACTGGTGCAGGTACAGATAAAATTGCAGTAGCCTTATCAAGAGCAAATTCTGAAGACAACTTTGGTGGTACAACATCTATATCAAGTCAAACAATATCTACAACATCATCTTATGCAAGATATACTTGTACTTTTGCATCTTTACCTGCTGAAGTTGCAAATGGATTACAACTTACTATAAAATCAAATGGCTCTGGTTCTGTAGTTTATTTGATTACTGGAGTTCAAGTAGAAGCAAATTCACAAGCTACACCGTTTGAGTATAGACCATATGCAGAAGAATTAACTCTATGCCATAGATATTTTGTTAAAACAAATCCTGCAGATGATAATAGAGCTAGTGGTGTTACTGGAGTTGTGTATTCAACTACTCAAGCAGTTTTGGATATGGTACTTCCAGTTATAATGAGAGCAGCACCAACTGTGAGTATCGGTGGTAGTAATAATAGCTACTGGATTGCAGGAATACATGGTACTGCGTCAGCTACAATAGCATCATCAATGTATCAACCAAATGTAATTTGGTGGGAGTTAAGTTCTATTAGTGGAGGTTCTCCACAACGAGGTTATCAAATAACATACAGTGGTCAAGTATCAATAGATGCAGAATTATAGGAGTATATGATGAATATAACAAAAGCACAATATATGAAGGGCAGTTTAGATACTTCTAATACCTCTATAAAAGCTACAATAGATAGTCAAGAAATGACTGTACCACTAGACCCTGCCAACAGACACTACGCAGCAATCCTTGAATGGGTTAAGAAAGGAAATAAAATAGAGGAGGCAGAATAATGCCATATATAGGAAAACAACCTCTCACAGGAGAGTTTATAAAGCTAGATGCATTAACAGCTAGTGCCACTGCAACATACGCCTTACAAAGAGGTGGTGCTGCATTTACACCAGCCAGTGCAGAACAGCTTATTGTATCACTCAACGGTGTTACACAAGCACCTATTGATGCATATAGTGTCAGTGGGAGCAATATAGTATTCTCAGAAAACCTCAGCAGTAACGATGTAATAAACTACGTAGTCGCTCTAGGTGAAGTCGGTGATAGTGTTGTACCTACAGATGGATCTGTTACAAGTGCAAAGCTATCGTCTACGTTAGGTCGAGGAACAGCACCGATAAGGGTGAATACAAATAGTCTTACAACGAATCAAACAATAGCATCAGGTGAGAATGCTGGAGTGTTTGGTCCGTTTACAATCCCAAGCAGTGTGACACTCACAGTCAACGGAACTTTTACGGTGGTATAATATGAGTAAATTATATGTAAATGAATTACATCCAAAAACTACAGGGGGAGTAATTACACAACCAAATGTACCAGCGTTTTATGTTAATCCAACTAGCAAACAAGAGAATATTGCAATAAACTCAAATGTTACAATTACATTTAATAATAAAGTTACTGATAACGGTAACAATTTTGCAAACAATTCTTTTACTGCTCCTGTAAACGGATTTTATCATTTTAGCACATATTTAAGATTAGAAAACATAGATTCTGCTGCTGGATACTATTTACTTATGTGGCAGATAGGTGGTACTACTATACAAGGGCATTTGTTTGACCCTGATTTTGGACAAGACAACACTTTCTTTGCTATGAATTCTAGCTTAACCTATTATGTAGCAGCAAATACAGCAGTATCACTTTTAATTAACCAAAGTGGCGGCACAAGCCAAACTGATATTGATGATGACAGTTGGTTTAGCGGTCATTTAGTAGGATAGGAGTATAACATGAGTAGTAAAATAGGCGTGCAGAATATTGCACATACAAACGGAACTGTTGCAGCAACTGTAGCAAGTGACGGAGATATAACTGCAAGTGCAGATCTAAGTGTTACTGGCGACATAAAAAAAATTACAAGTGGCACAAGCAACTTTGCAGCAGGTGTCAATGCAGGTAACTCCATTGCAAATGGTGGTGATTATAATGTTTGTGTTGGCGATGAAGCAGGAACAGCACTAACTACTGGAGATAAAAATACTTTAATTGGTTATACAGCAGGGGATGCATTAATTGATTCAAGTTTTAATACAGCAGTTGGTAATAATGCTTTAGGAGCAGATACAAAAGGTAGTAGGTCGGTTGCGATTGGTCATGGCACATTATCAACACAAAACTTTACAAGTTCTACCGATACTTACAATACGGCAGTTGGATTTGGTGCAGGGAATGCAATAACAACTGGAGATCACAATACTTTAATTGGTGGTCAATCAGGGGCTTCAATGTCAACTGGTACATCTAATACTCTAATTGGTGCTTATTCAGGAACTTCAATTAATACTGCAGTTAGAAACGTAGCGATTGGTCATCAAGCTATGTATAGTCAAACTGATGGAAGTAATAACACATATATTGGTTGGCAGTCAGGCTATGGTAATAATGGTCATAACAATGTTGCTATCGGTTGGCAGGCTTTGTATAGTGGTAATGGTTCTGATAGCTGTGTGGCTATTGGTAGAGGAGCATTAGAAGTTGCTACTGGAGACAGTAATTTAGCAATCGGTTATCAGGCAGGGGGAGGACTAACAACTGGTGTTAACAATATTGAGATTGGGTATCAATCAGGAACATACTCAACACCTTTGCAAACTGGTGGTCAAAATATATTAATTGGTAATTATTCTAAAACAAGTTCAAGTACTATAGATTACGAAATTGTTATCGGCTATAACACATCAGGGCAAGGCACTCAAACATTTACATTCGGTCAAGGTTCGGTAGATACTAGTATAGGTTTCGGAGGAACTAGTTGGAATGCACCATCAGATGAAAGATTAAAAGAAGATATTAAAGATGAAACTGTAGGTCTTGCATTTATTAATGAACTTAGACCAGTAACATTTCAATGGAAAAAAGAAAAAGACATTCCAGAAGAGATGGAAGGTTACGATAAAGATTCCGATGAAAGAGTTATGAATGGTAAATATAATCATGGTTTTATAGCACAAGAAGTTAAAGAGGTTATAGATAAATATGATATCAAAGATGGTCTAGGTCTTTGGATGGAATCAGGGAAAGATAAAAGACAAAGATTAGCAGAAGGTGAGCTTATACCATTCTTAACAAAAGCAATCCAAGAATTATCAGCTAAGAATAATGCACTTGAAGCAAGAATAGCAAAATTAGAAGGAGCATAACATGACAAGTATACTTAAAGTAGACAACCTCCAAAATGCTAGTGGTTCTGGCACTCCTTATATAAAAGATGCTGTGTTGCAAATGCCTTTTACACAATACACAAGCACAACTACTCAATCTATTACAGGACAAACATCTACTGCAATAACTGTATTAACAGTAAATATAACACCAAAAAGTACTTCATCTATAATAAGATTAGACTCTAATATAATGTTTGAATGGGGAGTTGCATCAAATACATATAGTGGTATGTGGTTCTTTTATAGAGATACAACAAAATTAGCTCATGCTCAAGCTGGTAGTCGATTATGTGGTATATCAACTAGCTTATCTTCTCATAGTGCATCTGATGATGATAGTACACCTGAAATGGCTATTGTAACATATTTTGATTCTCCTAATACAACAAGTCAAATAACTTATAAACTTGGAGTTGAGTGTTATAGTAATGACACCTTACATATTAATAGAACTGTTGGAGATACTGATAATAAATCATTTGATAGGGGTCTTAGCTTCATATCAGCCACAGAGATAGGAGGATAGTATGGCACTAACAAAATTAAACTTCGGTGGCAATCAGCAAGCACTCGTTGCGGCTAATATCCCTACTCTCAATCCAACAAGTATGCCTGCTGGTAGTGTTATTCAAACACAAGTAGCACAATTTCAAGAAGGTATAAATGGACATACACGAGTTGAAACATCTTCTCAAAGTCCAACAGCAACTAATATACTTGTAACAATAACACCTAAGCTTTCAACAAGTAAGTTACTAGTTAACTTTAATGCACAAGGTGCTTTTAATAGTGCTGTAACTGGTAATGCGATAGAACTATATCTATATAGAAGTGTTGGTGGTGCTAGTTTTGCTGCAGCAGATTTAGATTCTGGAAAAGTTGCTAATTATAATTCTTATGCTAACGATACTACTGGAGTTATACATAACTCGGCTTTTAGTTGGCTCGATAATCCAGCTACTACAAGTGCAGTTATATATAAAATTTATATTGCTTCAGCGAATGGTGGTGGTCTAGTTAAATTTGGTGCTAATACAAATGATTTAAAATTTATAAGTGTTCAAGAGATTAAACAATAATGAAACAAAAAATGGAGATAACACCTGAGCTTAGAGTTCAGATGGATCTACTGGCACATGAAAAAGAATGTGCAATTAGATACCAAGCAGTAGATGATCGATTAAGAAACCTAGATAAACGTATGTGGAGACTAGAGGCTATGTCAATGGCAAGCACATTCGGAGTAATTGCTTTAGTCGTAGCCATAGTAATGAAGTAATGGAACTAGTCTTCGTTCTCATTACCTATCTAGGAACAGCAAAACTTGATCAATCTTATTTCAAGAGTATAGATGATTGTCTATACTTTGCAAAAAGAATAAACAGTAACGTATCAATACCAACAATACAGCAAGGTACACCGAGGAAATACACCGCTGTTTGTGAACCAAGGAAAGTAAATAATAAAACAAAGGTGTACTAATGATAGATCCAGTGACGATATCGGTAGCAGTGGGAGTCGCAAGTAAAGCATTCTCTGCCATCAAACAAGGATTTGCTATGGGTAGAGACATAGAGCAAATGTCAGGAGACATCGGTAGATGGATGGGAGCAGTATCAGACGTTGATAACGCTGAGAAACAAGCTAAGAATCCCCCTATCTTTGGAAAACTATTTCAGGCAGGCTCTGTCGAAGAGGCAGCGATGGCAGCATATGCAGCAAAAAAGAAACTTGAAGAACAAAGATATGAACTTAAAATGTTTTTAAACATGACACATGGACCACAAGCCTATGATGAGCTACTCCAGATGGAAGGTCAAATAAGAAAACAAAGACAACAAACAATATATAAACAACAACAGCTAAGAAGGCAACTCGGTGAAGGGATTGCTTGGTTATTTTTAGTTGCTGCTATAGGTGGGCTTATCCTATTATTAGTTAGCGTATTTACAAGTAAGTCTTATGCAGACACCTATAAGTATGTACCTAAGCCTTACACTAAACAACAACTATTACAGCAAGGGAAGATACTCGAAAAGAAGTATACAACCTGTAGACTAAAAAAGATAATCAAATCAAAGTATACAAATAAACAAGCCTGTATTTATCTGGGTGGAAATAAAACGTATACTTTAATGTACGAAGCTAACTGCCCTAAACAATATAAGTGTGTTTATAACCCTAATAGTAAAGAGCCTAACATAGATAATGTTATGGAAAGTCTAAGGAGTATAGGGAAGAAATGACGGTATATGAGGATGGTGATTATAGATTAGAATTAGATAGAAAGGGTAAGGTGTATCATAAAGAGCAGTTATGCTTTATTGGAGATACACACTTAGCAATCTCTATGTTTATAAGACACAGTACGAATATAAAAATTAATATGAAATTAAAACGGAGGATAAATTAAGGAGTATGAAATGGTTAAAGAAAAATTATTACAGATTAGGTTTATTAGGTATATCTATAATGTTGCTAAGTTCATGTGGCATGGGTGTTGTAAAAACTGCGAATGTGCCTGTAAGTAAACACTGTCACTTAGGACACATATAATGCTTACTGCACTTATAGGACCAGTCAGTAATCTTCTTGGAAAGTTTATAGAAGACAAAGACATGAAGAATAAACTTGCTCATGAGGTAGCCACAATGGCTGAGACTCATGCACAAGAGTTAGCCAAAGGTCAGCTAGCGATCAATCAAGCAGAAGCTAAACATAAGAGTATATTCGTAGCTGGATGGAGACCCTTTATAGGGTGGACATGTGGTATAGCTTTGTGTTGGCACTTTGTACTCGCACCTGTGACAATGTTCGTATGTGCATATCTATCAGTGGTGATACCAGAGTTACCGACATTTGATATGGGTAGTCTTATGACTGTACTCATGGGTATGTTGGGTCTTGGTGGTCTTAGAACTTATGAAAAGCAGAAAGGATTAACCAAGTGATAAAGTGGTTTCGGAAGTTTAAATCAAAGATTAAATGCCGAATCCATATATTTAGTTTATCGGAACAATTAAAAGGATTCCAACCTTTTGGAAGACGAGATCGGCTAGTAAAAAAATTAGAGGAGCTAAAGCAAACACTTGAGCAACTAAGTTAAGAGGAGAATAAATGAGTAATAAAGCAGTTCCAAAGAAAAAACAAGGATTATTACATAATATTAAACAAAGACAAAAGAAAAATATATCTAGAAGTAAAAAGAATACCACTATCAGTTCAAAAAATTATAATAAAATGAAAACAGGTAAATGGACATGAGCAAACTTATAGAAACACTAAGAAGACACGAAGGAGTAAAGAATACACTCTATAAATGTACTTCAGATAAATGGACAATAGGAGTAGGTAGAAACCTAGAAGATGTAGGTCTCTCAGATGAAGAGATAGATATACTACTACTCAATGATATTGTAAGAACTAAAGAGCTTATGGATGATTACATTCCATGGCATAATGACCTTGATGAGGTGAGACAAGAAGCACTTATCAACTTCGTATTTAATGTAGGCATAGGTACTACAATGAAGTTTAAAAATGCTATGGCTGCACTAGAAGAACAAGACTACGATACTGCAGCTCTTGAAATGATGGACTCAAATTGGGCAAAACAAGTAGGAAATAGAGCAATAGAAATTACCGAGATGATTAAGACTGGCGAATACCAAGACTAGCATAAAATACGCCCTTTAAGGGGCAGTCCGTCATTAACAATAGAGGTAAAATTATGCTAAGAAATAGAAACTATGAAGGTCCAATCATGACCATCGCTCAAGAAATAGATGAAATGAAATACAGACAGAAGGGAGAGACCTTCGATGATAAAATAAAGAGGATAGCAAGAGCATTATCAGATGGAGACGAACATAGATTCGTACTTGAAGATATATTAGGTGAGATGAGATTCCTTCCTGCAGGTAGAGTACAATCTGCAATAGGTTCTAACCGTATTACTACTGCTTATAATTGTTTTGTATCAGGAGAAATAGAGGATAGTATGGACTCTATTATGGAAAGAGCAAAAGAAGCCGCAGAGACAATGAGAAAAGGTGGTGGCATAGGCTATGACTTTAGTAAGCTAAGACCTAGAGGAGACCTTATAAAGTCTCTTGATAGTAAGTCTAGTGGACCAATCTCGTTTATGCAAGTCTTTGATTCTGTTTGTCAAACTATAGCTAGCTCTGGACATAGACGAGGAGCACAGATGGGTGTCTTAAGAATCGATCATCCTGACGTACTTGACTTTATAAGAGCTAAAAGAAATAATGACAAGCTAACTGGATTTAATATTTCAGTCGGTATCACAGATGCTTTCATGGATGCATTAGAAAATGGAACTGAATATGAGTTAATATTTAATGGTGAAGTCCGTGGTAGTCTTTCAGCTCAAGAAGTATGGGATGAAGTTATGTCGTCTACTTGGGATTGGGCAGAGCCTGGAGTTTTATTTATTGATCGTATTAAAGAGATGAATAACCTTTGGTACTGTGAAGAGATATATGCAACAAATCCTTGTGGTGAACAACCTTTGCCAGCTTATGGTGCTTGTTTATTAGGATCATTCAATCTTACTAAGTATCTTGAGAAAGAAAAGAAAGGCTATGTATTTAACTTTAAACAATTTAAATCAGATATAAAGCCAGTTGTTCAAGCCATGGATAATGTTGTCGATAGAACTATCTATCCACTCAAGGCACAAGAAGATGAGGCAAAAAATAAAAGACGTATGGGATTAGGTGTTACTGGTATGGCAAATGCTGGTGAAATGCTTGGTTATCCATATGCTTCAAAAGAATTTATGACATGGGCTGAAAAAATATTCGCATGTCTAAGAGATAACTGCTATAAAGCTTCGGCTATGTTAGCAAAAGAAAAAGGTGCTTTTCCTTTATTTAGAAGGGAATACCTTAAAAGTAATTATATTAGGTCGTTACCAGCTTCCGTACAAAGCCTTATAAGAGAACACGGAATACGTAATAGCCATCTTACATCAATCGCACCTACAGGTACAATTAGTATCATAGGAGATAACGTTAGTGGAGGAATTGAACCTGTTTACAGTCATAAATATGATAGAACTATACAGACATTTGATGGTCCAATCGTTGAAACCGTAGAAGACTATGCCTACTCGCATGGAGTAGAAGGTCGTACTGCGGATAGTATTAGTGTTAATGATCATCTAGAGGTGCTATTATTAGCTCAACACTATATTGACAGTGCATGTTCAAAAACTTGTAACGTAAGTGGTGATGTGGACTATGATTCATTTAAACAAGTATATGTTAATGCATGGAAAGGTGGGGCGAAAGGATGCACTACGTTCCGTATTGACGGAAAGAGATTCGGAATCTTTAACGAAACCGTGGAAGAAGAAACGAAGGTATCTAGCGAGACTGAGGCAGTGGCTCAAGAAGAAGACAAAGTTGAGGCTTGCTTTATCGACCCAGCGACTGGCATACGAGAGTGTGCTTAGACAAGAACAAAAGGAGAAGTGAATGGCAGAAGACAATGTGATTAATGTTACTGATGTAGCATCTAAGGGTGTCGTGTTTGACACTCCTCCTGTGGCTCTCTCACCCAGCATATTTACAGATGTTAGAAATGTTAGATTTAAAGATGGTGCTATCAGAAAAATAGAAGGAGAATTATTACTCAATAATATAACTGAAGACCTTGTACCAGCCAACGAAGAATTTGGTCGAGTAAGATACTTTGCAGTATGGGAAAATCCTAACAGACAGCCATTGGGTTGTTATTATATTTGGGTAGTTGATTACATCAGAGCAAGTGTTACAGTAGGTCAGAAGGTCTATATACAAGATCATACAGGAACTAAGAAAGATATTACACCTAGTACTATGTCTAATGGTTTTCAATTTACAACAACTGGTTGGCAACATACCTTATTCACTGGTGGTTTTTCTTTCATTATAAACAATGGGTTAGATAAACCACATTACATATTAGACACAGCAGGTAATACAAA